TGTTTAGTCACTTTGGCGATAACGCCCACGAAGAGTTGCACTTAACTCAAACCCACTCAGTAGAGGAAACCACATGAGCGTCAAAGTTGATTTTGCTGATGGACACGGGGATTACAAAGACCCGCTGGTCGAGCTTGCCCGCTACGTTGTGCGCTATGGCGACGATAATGCGCTGCCTAACCAAGACAGCGAGGAAGGTAAACACGCCTACGAATATGCGCAGGAGTTTTTAGAAAGAAGGTGCGCGTGGGAAAAACGCCGTAACCATGTAAAAGATTTGCGGCGGCAGTTGGAGGCAGATCAATTGGGGCGGCAAGAGTTGTTGTTGAAGTTAGAAAGAATTCGACGTGCCGCCTTGGAATTAGATCTTGATGACACGGCCAAAGACCTTGGCAAAATCGAAGACACCATAAAAGCGTTGTTGCATGAAAACTAAATTAACCCTGTATTTTGACGAAGAACAAGCTCAAGAGGTATATGACCTTGTTCTTGGTCTTAACGAAAGGCTGGACCGCATGGATCAGTCATTATCAATCCTTTTGGAGAAAGTAGATGAGTTGGGAAAACCCACAAAGCGCGGAAGAAGCACTGACGCAAGCACTGGTGCTAAACATAACAGCGCCAAGCGAACAAAAAGCAAGCCAGATAACCCCGATTGTTGAGCAGTTGTCGGAAGGTATGTCGGAGTTCAATGTAAATTTGTGCAAGAGCGCGGCATTGTTTGAAATTTTAGGGCTGAACGACAAAGAGTTCGGTGAGTCATTAGCAGAGGTGGTGAACAATGAGCGTGTATGATTTCAAATTGCATGAGTTGCAGTCGCTGTTAAACAGTTTCGCAATCGAAGAAGCGTCGAAAGCCGGTAAGAAGGTAACTTTTGGCATCAGACTGTTGGCGCAAGGCGTGGGCGTAGATTACGCCACCATGAAGGGCTTTGTATACGGCACGATTAAAAAGCCGTCTGAGCGAACCTTGGGCCGCATCTATGCGTACTTGCAGAAGATGGACGATTGGGTGATCAACGGCAGCGACGATCCGGTTCCGGAGCTAGCTATTTATACGCCCGCCGAAAAGCATGAGGCTCGGCTGCGTGAAAAAGCCTCCACAGAAATTGCCATTGACAGGCTTGTGGAGCTTAACAAAAACGCGGACACCCCCGACAACGATCTGCTAAAGACTGAAATGACGGTCTTGCATAACCGCATCGTGGATCTGGAAGAAGATTTACGCGAAGCATTGGGACATCGGGACAGCTTAATCGCCCAGCTAGACGAAATAGAAGAGTCGGAGTACGCGCAACTGCACGATAAAGCCCTGCGGTACGCGGCGGAGGAAGTGACTGACTTGTTCAACCAGCTTACGGTGGAGGATGTTGCGCTCATTCTGGGCTATTTCCGCCAGCATATTGTTTTGAATTCGCCGTATGGCTACCTAACACCTATATATCCACAGTCGCATTACCGCCAGCGTGCGGAGGGCATCCGTGCAATCGACGGAGACGTGTTTATTGAAGTGGTAGACATAGTCGATGTAGAGTAATGAAAGGACCCTGTTTTTCTTTGAAGTTAAATCTTCGCGTGTGGCAAAACGTAGAGAAACAGGTGCTGCGACATCGTTCCCGTCCGGTGATCCTAAAGACGGGACTAATTTGGCCCCGCGCAGAACAAAGCTAACGTGTTCTGCGTAATTTCCAAGGGGGTTAGCGGCGGGATCACCTTGAGAATTAGGTAAAATGAACAGCGTAGGGCCAAATGTTTCAACAACATGTACGGACGCTAATTTTACTCTCCGCCGCATCATACTTTTTGTATTTATTGTGCTTTTTTGCAAAAGAATTTTTTATTACTAAGGAGGACCAATGGACTCTAAGTTCTTAGCCGCGATCCGCGCACAAGACACCCACCTAGATAACCTCAAAGGTTACGAAGTAAAACGTAAACAACTGTCCCAACGCCGTTTTAAGAAGGCCATCACTGACGATGACATCAGGGACGTTCACCGATTTTTTAAAAACAAGCGGACCAAACCACAGATTGTTAACGACACGGGGTTGTCGGCGCACACCGTCTACAACATTCTTCGTCGCTACAGTGTGTACAACAACAAAGTAACTAGGTTGGACCTAGACGAAACAAACTAAAGGCATTTGATATGGCAACAGTGACCCTGACCGTAAACGTTAAACCGGCTGAAAACGAATACTACGTGCGCATTTCTTCAACACGCGAAACGGACGTTATTGTTCGGGCGGATTCGATGGAAGAAGCACGGGAGTCGGTAACCAATGGCGGTGCGATGGATTTAATTCGCATGTGGAGCGAACCAGAAATACGTGTGCGACATATTGCGGAGCGTTATCAAGACGGCGTTCACCGTAAAAACTTAGATAAGAAGGATGAAAAATGATAGTAGAAATGGCGTTAAAAGATTTCTTTGATGAAGCGTCCGAAGTGTGGATCGTTGATGACGAAGGTGGTGATCCGATAGTTTTTCATGCGGATTCTTTCTTGGACATGGTTTCTGGAACGAACGCTATTCTGCATGACCGGTGTTTAGTTGAAGGCAACATCGAGTCTATAAAGATAAACAGCGTGACGCTGGCCGAGTTGAACGGGAAATTATCCCTCGTCTAACCTCTTGGCCTCTAGCGTGCGGTCTTCTTTCCACTCGCTAAAAATCTTGCGTAGTTGACCGCTGATCGTGCGGTCTTCTACCTGCGCGATCTCTTTGATCTGCTTGTATACCGGAACCGGCACAAGCACTGACTTCCATTTAGTTGTATCCATACGCGAAATTATAGGCTGGTCCTATACCCTGTGCAATGAAAGATTTCAATCTAATTCCTTTGTTTCGCCCCAGCTTGGGCCTATGTCTATGTCGCATTTGCTGGGTACTCGTAGGGTTATGGCAGCTTCCATCACTTCTTTGATCCGCCGTGCGTGGTCCGCGTCTCGCACACTGCAACCCAGTTCGTCATGTACTTGGAGCAGGGGCCGCTCACCAGCCTCGTACAGATCTACCATTGCCTGTTTAGTCATGTCGGCGGCAGATGCTTGTATCAAACGGTTTAGTGCCTTGTAGGTATATGCGCGGCGCAGTGGGGTGGTCGCCCCGTATGTCGCCTTGGCTTCTTCCAAAGGCATAGCCTTCTTGAGATCGTAGCCCAGTGGCTCGAACATGTTGAACCGGCACTTCCTACCTTTTAAAGATCGGAGGGAGCCGTCTGCTTTTTGGTCCACAGACCGTGATACGCCGTTCATCAGTTCTTTAACGAAGGGCACACGGTTGTGGTATTGCTTCGTCAGGTCCTTAGCTTCGTCAATGTCGAGATCTAGCTCGTTCGCGAGTTTGTTCACGCCCATGCCGTACATCATGCCGAGGTTAATGGTCTTGGCCTGTTTGCGGCTAATCTTAGCCATGTCTGCCACCATCGTGTGGAAGTCCATGTCCGGATCATTGGTGTAGCCGTCTACAAATTCTTGGGCACCACCCAGCGGTTTTCTTTTCCACTCGCCAAAGACGGAGGCGTAGTGGGTCAAGATCCGCGGTTCTTGCTGCGAGTAGTCTATTGCAGCCCACAGTTCGTTTTCTTCGGGTAGGAACAGGCTACGGATCAATGGCCCTAGCTCTGGGTCGCGTGCCGGAATCTGCTGTAGGTTAGGGTTGGACATCGACAAACGTCCCGACACCGTACCGCCACCGTCACTGCGTAGCTGGTTGATGTGGCCGTGGATACGTTGATCGGGTCCGACAAACTTCAGTATGTTGCTGATGAAGGTGCCTTGGATTTTGTTTAGGTTGCGTGCTTCTACCACCGTTTTGGCGAACGGGTGCGGGCACTCGTTTAAGAAAGCTTTGGTAAAAGACGGTGCGCCTTTGGCGGTACGTGGATATGCAACTTTTAGCTTGTCGAATGCTTTAGCTAAAGAAGTTGCAGCCCAGACCTCGACGTTGAACCCTGCTTCGTTGTTTAAAGTTCGGTACGCGGCCTTCTCTCTTTTTAAAAGTGCCTGCTTGGTCACCTCGCACTTGTCGAGATCTACGCGGATGCCTCGGTATGTCATGTCGATAAGCGCAGGCGTGAGCCGCGTTTCGAGGTCAAAGATCGTTTCTAGATCCTGCTTGTTGATCTCTACGCGAAAGAATTTGTACAGGTCGTAGGTTAGCCGAGCGTCTTGCTCTGCGTATGGGCCAACAAACTGTGCCGGCAACTTCCAAAGTTCGCCCTTGGGATCTACACCAAAGTCTACGGCTGCTTGGGTAAGCAACTTCTCTGACTTGGCAAGGCCAAGATAGTCGTAGGACAGGGCGTTGAGTGAGTAGCTAAATCTGTTTTCGTCTAGCAGCGCCGCCATGACCATCGTGTCGATGATCTTGCCGTTGACGGGCACGTCTAATGCTTTGAGCCACCCAAGGTCGTAGGGTGCGTTGTGCATAATCTTGGGACAACCTGTGGATAACTGCTTGCCCAGCCACCTAAGTACCTGTTTTTTATCCAGATTTCCGCCGCCTTGGTGAGCAATAGGGTAGTAGGCTTCAAAGCCTTCTGTCGCAACAGCAATGCCTACCACGTCCCCGTCTTTGCGAGGCCAGCCCGCGCCCATTGTCTTGAGGTTTGGGTCGCGTGTCTCAAGGTCGATGGAGATCTCTTTTGCATCAGTAAGGTTTACCAGTTCAAAAGGTGCCGTCCATTCGGACTCTGGCGTGAACAGGGGGAATTGCAATTTATTTTCCTTTTGCATTTTCGTATTCCATCAGAATTTCGGTGTAGTGCTTAACCTTCTTGAGGTCTTGGATGCCACCTTTGTCGCGCCACCGGCTGATGTACTTGACGATGTTACCTTCTATGAACGGCATGTTGTTTGCCAGTATGTACTCTAACGGCTGGATCTTTTGATTCTTGTAGTGCTCTCCAGCAATTTGTTCTTCGAGGGACTTCATAAAGCATAGCTCCTGTAAAAATTCTGAGGTTCGATAGTGTATAAATTNTGTCGCGTTCTTGTGACGGCCACATAAAAAACGCGGTGCATNGAGTCAGGGTCTTGNTCCATGCTGGCTTCGGCTGCGGCGGTAATNTCTGTGAACAGAACCACGTTGTCGGCTTCGCCACCCTTTGCACCGTGGATCGTGGACAGGCGGATGCGAGGATTTTTTGTAAGATCTTCTCCGCGACTGACCAGTGCGTTCAAGTATGCAACGTCCACGCTAGGTAATTTGTCTAAGGCTTCTTGCCAACCCATGTCAGGAGTAGCCAGTAACCCATTGAAATCCCTAAGATATTCGTAGTCCAACATGACTTCCGGATCGCCTATGACCTTCTTGTGACCACGGGTTACTCGCACGCCGTTGCCGTTCATAAACGAATACATGGCTTTGGCTGCGTCTAGTGACAGCGGCAACCCTTGTTGTATACAGGCCCAAGCGCCGAGGGCCATGCGGATCTTCTCGCGCACACTGCGCACCCCACCACCATGCTCGTAGAAGTAGCCTTGGGATTTTAAAAAGTTCTGCACGGGCGACAGGAAGTAGTTCGCCTGTGCCAAGAACAGCCATGACCCTTCGTCCATGTCCAGACCGCTAAAGTCTGTTAGCTGCTGAAAGATACCTTCGGCCTTGCGGGGCAAGTACTTCTTAGGAAACCTTCGCTTGATACGGTTGCAGATGCGTTCTGCAATGGTGTGGATGTTAGACGGTACGCGATAGCTTTGCTCAAGCACCTCGCTGCCGCCATCTAAATTAATAAAGTGTTCAACGTCTGCGCCAGACCATTTGTAGATAGCTTGGTCATCGTCCCCTGCGCAGTACATGCGGTCAGACTTGTTGTCGATGGCGTGAGCTATCTTCCATTGTAGCGGCGACAGATCCTGCGCTTCGTCTAGCATTGCCAGCTTAAACTCGGGGCATACAGATGATGCGGAGTCTGCAAAAAGCTCTAGCATGTCGGTGTAGTCAAACAGGCCGTGAGTCTTCTTGTACTCAACCAAGGCCCGCGCAGCGTAATCCACTTCTAGCCACGGGTTGTTCAGTCCGCTTTGGTTGTACTCGGACTGTAGAGGCTGCTGCTTTAGCCGCGCTAGGGTAATCAAACGAAGCAGTGGGGATTCCTTTTTCAAGCTGTTGCTTAGGTCCTCTTCCACCTGATCCATTCGGGACAGGCTACCTTCGATTAGCTCTACGCCTATGCGGCGCTCTACCTCGCGGTAATGCTGCGCAGTCATAAGCTGCTCGGACTTCAGCCCCGTCAAGTTAAACGCAAGGCTGTGCATAGTGCGAAAGAACGGTAGGTCCTGCTTGGGATCTAGCCCAAACCTTGTGGCAGCACGCTCTTTGGCCTCGTTTGCTGCCTTGCGCGTAAAAGCAAAGAAAGCGATCTTGCTTGGATGCGTGCCTTTAGCCAGTTCTTTCTCCACCAAGTTCAACAACGTGGTGGTCTTTCCCGTTCCGGGCGGTCCAAAGATACGCTGCATTAATGAATTTCCCCGTCTGGACTTTCTATACCTTTAAGGTCCGCCGGATACAAGAACGCGGGAGTATCTTCGCCAAAGTAAGCACAGGTTACGTTGTAGCCCATCCAATCAACGGCATCGTCTTCGCTCCAGTTGTTGTTCTTCATCAAAATTTCTATGCATTTGCCGTAGTCGTAGATCAAGAAGGGATCTTCCCCTGCTTTTTCTCCGACTCCAATAATCGCATCGTTAAAGCCATCTAATAGTTTCAAAAGGCCGGCCCTTTCTTGTGGTCGGGGTCTGGCTTCCAGTTGTCTACGGTGCAGTACCAAGATGTTTTTGGTGGCTTTGCCGCCTTGATGTCTAGGCGTATTTCTTCATCGGGCTGTGCCTGTAGCCATGCAATCATCTCATCGCGATTGATCAGCATAGCGCCCTTTATAAAGTCTGGTGCCTTGGCCCTTGGGGGGAACACCCGTAGCCCGTCTACAAATACTAGGTCTGACATTTTATTCTCCTAAAATGGTATCTCTTCGTCTGCCGAAAACTTCGGCGT